GGCCTTCTTGGCATCCTTTTCAAAGGATGCCGAGTTGAGGGAGAGTTCAACCGATAGCCGGCTAATGACATCACCTACTGCCATCGGTTTCTCCTTTTTGAGCAAGGCGGCGGAACATGTCCCCCACATCCCGCTCACCTTTAAGTCGTTTCTGTTCTGGCGTCATTTCGGGCTTTAGGTAATCCCCCAAAGGCTTGATCCGCTTTTCTCTGTCGAGGACGGCTGAATACCACCCGACAGAGAAGTCCCGTTCACCGGCAGATTTGAACCGAGCTTTAACGATCAAACCGAAGTTACGGGGGGTGGTTTCCCAGAACTCTTTCGGGTCGAGGCCCGCTGCGCACCATTGGCTCCAGAGTTCTTCCCAGGAGGGTTTGGGCCCTTCCTCTCCTCCGTCGTTGCATCGGGGAAAGCCAATCGAGCAGCTTCGTCGACTGCTGCTCGAACGGCCATGGTCTGCCGTAAAGCAATATCCGCCACTTCTTCGGAGCCAATATCCGAATGGTACTTTTTAAGCGAGCCTTCGAGGAGCGCTGTGATTGCGCCCAGATAGCCCTGGGCGGCTTCGACCATGATGTCTCCGGAAGGTTTCCGGTAAAGGGTCTCGGCATGGATCAGAGCCGTAGCGCTGAACACAATCGTAAGCTCCCGACCGTCCGACAAAGTGAGGGTGGCTTCACCAAGGACTGGATTGGTCATTAGGCATATACCGCGCTGGTGACAACGTCGGCAATGGCCATGGTGACCGTGGCTTCCATCTTGTCGTCGGAAACATTACCCTTGTCATATCCAGTGACGATGACCTTAGTCGTGTACATCCACTTCGGCACGCCGAGTTCTGGCACCACGAATTTGGCGGCCCGTTCGTCGCCAGCGGACAGGGCATTCTCGATGGCCAGGTCAGTGCTCGACCCGGGGCGGAAGTTCAGGACGACCTGGAGTTCGCCGCCGTCGATCATGCCCGACGTATATTGCCGGCGACGGTTGGGGGATTTGAGGTGGGTCGTTTCCACCCGCTCCCCAGTATCGGAAGGAAGGGAGAAGCTTGTGACCTGAACAAGCTCGTAAAGGTTCCCGATGGTGCTGTCCGACGAAAGGTGGACCTCACCCATATAGCCAATAGAGGCTTCAGCAGTTTCAGCCATTTCTTTTCTCCTTCGACCTTAAGCCAATGCATGTTCAACGAGTAGGTCGACACTTGCTCGATGAATAAACCCTGCCGAGGTATCCTCACCTAAATCGCGAGGACCCTCAGCCTTAGTGACCCCAAATACCACACCTGCAAAAACTCCGGGAACAGATAAAACGGAAATGATCATTTCAGCCAGTTGCCGAGTAGACCCATAAGTTGACCCGAAGCAGTCCGCCTGGACCCTAGTCACCCTTGACCCATCATACCCACCCAGATTAGAGGATCGGTCGTCGGAGACCACCTGGAGGCGAATATACGGCCTGGTAGCGCCCGGAGGTACCATGACCCAATAGACCCTGGTACCTACAAGGGGGATGAGCTGAGCATTGGTTGTCAGCCGGGTGTAAAGGGCGCTGGGAAGGTCAGACATTTATCTTTGCCGCTTTCTTCGCTGCCCTTACCCGGACCTTCTCGATCTGGAGAGCTAGTTCAGTTCTCACGATCCCTAGGACAACCGGGAGCTCCGAGTCAGCAGCCGGGCGCACGTAGGGGTTTGCCGGCATGTTGACCGTGCCAAATTCTTGCCAGGCGGCATTGCCCCCGGCAGAGTCGGCGCCCTTGGCTGAGGACGGGCCAGTTACGATCGTAACACCCTTTTGAGTTTCGAACCGGCTGCTGCCTTTGATCCGCTTGGCCTTGACCGACTGGGTCTTGACGCTTGAGGCCAGAACACCTTTCCGTTCCGGGGCCAATTCCTTGATCCTGGCTTCGAGAGGTTTCATGGCAACCATGCCAGTCCGCTTCAGCACGTTCTTCGAAGTCGCCTTAGGAAATTCATTCACCAGGACGTCCTCGAGTTCTTTGAACCCGGAAAGGGTTACGGATGTCTTGGTCATGGGGTTACTGCCTCATTCGTCGCGGTCACGGTGAACTCGATCAGACCCCTCGATGGAGTGTCCGGGGAGATACCTACCAGGTCCCATGCTCTGCCTAGAAGAATGATCCGATCGGTAATGACAATGCTTTGTGTGCCTGGATGTGAAAGGACTTGGATGACCGCGGACTGGGCGCCTTCTTCCTGGGCAGCCCGCCGGCGTTCCTCGCCCCGGCCATAGTAAACCGCACCCCATTCCGTGTCCAAAATCCCCCACGAAGAAACCTCTTCACCGTAGCTATCCCGAGTGACCGTGGCCCGTTGGATAGTAATGAGTTGGTCCCGGCGCCCGCCCGTCATATCAGAACCTCCCGATACCCGTCGAGGAGGGAAGTCACGGCATAGGGAATTTCCATCGCCATGTTCGCGATGCTCACCGTTTCCCGGTTGACATACCAATGGCCGATGAGCAGCAAAATGGCAGCCTTCAAATCAGCCAGGGTATCCGGCAAAACGTCCGCCCCAGCTTTGTAAGTCACAGTCACCATATTCACCCCGTCCATGGGGTTGGGCCATACGGCTGAGCTGTTCCGGACGATCCATTGCGGCCGACTGGAAAGGTCCACCGTGTACATACTGGGGCTTATCGTGGTTAGGGTTCCGGCAGGGTTGACGTATTGAACCGAGGTGACCTGGGACACTGGCCCACGGGGAAGTTCAATCGCATCGGTGAACTCATCGAGGGACAGGGCATAGGTCCGGGTCATCAATGAGAAACTGATCTGCCGCTCGACAAAGTTCGTCGCCGCAACGATGTAGGTTTGGATCAGGGTATCCTCGCTGGTATGGGATACCCGGCACTGAGCCTTCGCCTCAGCCAAGGTCACAGGATAAAGGGTCGGAGGAGTTACAATACTAAGACCCATTACCGCCTCCTTGTACTGACCGCCGGGTGACGGGTCGAAGATACCTGGCCATGCCTGGTTGATTGCCGCTTACTACCGGGGCGCTCAACCGTCGGATACCGAATAACAACTTCTACCGCAGTGTAGGTGAAAGTGCCATCAGTTGGTGTGAAAACGTAGGCCACACTTCCGGCGGCCAAAGTCTTGCCCAGGTGGAAGGCTACCGGAAAAGCCGTCAAAGCAAAGCTTGTGCTGCCTGCCACCAACTTCCGTTTGACCGGGAAGGAAACCCCTGACAAGCTAAGGGCAAAGGAAGCCGATGCGGCAGGCAGGGTATAAGCCGCTGGCCCGCTGTGAGGGGTAAGCAAGGTGCTCGAAAAAGTAACCGAATATGCGGCCGAGGCTGCTACCAACTTCCGGCCAAGCTTGAGATTGGTCGAAGAAGCGGATAAGGTAAAGGCCACCGAGGCCGCGGCGAGCTTCCGACCGATCTGCAAATTGGTCGAGGAAGCCGACAAAGTGAAGGCTGCCGAGGCCGCCGTGAGCTTACGGCCAATCTTCAAATTAGCCGTAGAAGCTGTGAAGGTATAGGCGGCCGAGGCGGCGGTTAGCTTCCTACCCGTTTTTAGGGCCGTGGACGAGGCTGTAAGCGCGTAGGCGGCGCTGGCCGCGGTTATCTTCCGCCCAACCTTTAGAAGCGCCGTAGACCCAGTCAAAGCATAGCTTACCGATGCCGCCGTCAGGGTATAGCTTGTTCCCGAGACGATTGCCCAGGATGCTACCAACCACGCGCTGAGGGTCGTGCTAGGGGCTTCGAGAACGCCTTCATAATCTTCGGTGAGAAGAGTCCAGGTCGTATTGGTCGACGAGCCCGAGCTCGTAATGGTCGGGCTGCCTGATGCCAGGTCCTCTGAGGCTGTGCTGTGCCTAGATGATCCGTTGCCGTTATAGCCGATTGCGATCGTGTGGCCGGCGGCAGGCAGGGTGAAAGATCCGAAGGTCCCTCCCCCAACGGTCGTGAAAGATGATGTCGCAATCGGAGTGGTGCTGGTAATCCCCGTCAGCGAATAAAGCGAAACGCCACACCGAACAGCCGAGGCAGAGGCGGTCACGACCACATCGCCGCTGGTCCCGGTGGGAACCAAGGCGATGAACATCGCGACCTGGGTTGTGCCTGAAGAGCTGTTGGAAGTTACTGCGACCTGGGTTGCCGCCACCCCTCCGATCGTAACCGATGCCGTCGCTGTCGTCGTAGTCGAAACCCGGAAGGATACCGCCGCGACTAGGTACCGATCGGCCGCCGCTGTGCCGAACGGTAACGCAGCAAAAGTATAGACCGTGAGGTCAGAACCGCTAACTGCACCTTGAAGGAAGGCGCGAGTTGAGGGCATTTTAGACCAACGTCATGAAGGGCGAAGTAAAGTCCACCGTGAAGGTATCCCCGGACGCCAGGGTAAGCGCCGACCCATAATCCCAATACCCGATCAGCGGATCAGCCGGCGAGGTCGGGGTATCATTGTACAGGTAGACGTATCGGAAAGGACCGACTGCCCCGGATGCTGTCATTACCAAATCAGTCAGGTCGAGGGCATAGGTGCCCCCCGTCTGGGCCGAAGTAATCGTCGTGATATTCCGCGACGATAAGTTGGTATAGCTAATCTGGGTTACGTTCGCCAGGATACATGCCGCGGTTGACCCTGCGGGCGGAGTGGTCTCAGAGCCAGGGGCCGTGTTCGACAAGGCAATGGCGAGCTGATCCGACCCAAGGTTATGAACCTTCTCATCAAGATGCTCGACAAAGCCCGGCAGTTTAGTGAAAGCTACCATCAGGCTTCTCCAACCACAACGATTGTT